CATAAACATTGCTCTACAAAATGACCGCAAGGTAAATGAGAAAGAGTATCAGCACGTTACAGAAACTCTAACCGCACTTGATGATGATGTGGATGCCAATGAGAAGTGGCTTCTAGACCAGACGGAAAAGTTCTGTAAAGACCGAGCCGTGTATAATGCCATTATGCAATCAATTCAAATCATTGATGGCGAAGACAAGGTACATTCGCAAGATGGTATTCCTTCCATTCTCCAAGATGCATTGGCAGTTGGGTTTGATAACAACGTAGGACATGACTACATTGATAACGCCGAAGACCGTTTTGATTTCTATCACCGGGCAGAAACTAAGTTGCCGTTTGACCTCGAGATGTTCAACAAGATTACCAATGGTGGTCTACCAAATAAGACATTGAACATTGCTCTTGCTGGTACTGGTGTTGGTAAGTCTCTGTTCATGTGTCACATGGCTGCTGGCGCCTTGGGTCAGAACAAGAACGTTTTGTATATCACCCTCGAAATGGCAGAAGAACGTATCGCAGAACGTATTGACGCCAACTTGATGAACGTGAACATTCAAGAACTCAAAGACCTTTCTAAGTCTATGTTTGACCAGCGTATTGCCAAGATTCGTTCGAAGACAGAAGGTCGTTTAATTGTCAAAGAATATCCAACAGCCAGCGCCCATGTTGGCCATTTCAAGGCTTTGTTGAACGAACTCCAGTTGAAACGAAACTTCAAGCCAGATGTTATCTTTATTGACTATCTGAATATCTGTGCCTCAAGTAGATACAAAGCATCTTCTGGTGCCAACTCCTACACAGTCATCAAGGGTATTGCCGAAGAACTTCGTGGTCTGGCAGTAGAGTTTGATTTACCAATTGTCTCTGCCACTCAGACAACCCGTAGTGGTTATGCTAACTCGGATGTTGAACTGACTGATACATCGGAATCATTTGGTCTGCCTGCAACGGCCGACTTGATGTTTGCTCTTATCGCAACAGAAGAACTTGACAAGATGGGTCAGTTGATGGTAAAGCAATTGAAGAACCGTTACAACGACCCCGGCATGAACAAACGCTTTATGGTTGGTATCGACCGCGGTAAGATGAAACTATATGACTTAGAAGATGATGCACAAGCTGGTATCATGGACTCTGGTCAAGATGATGTTCCAGTGTTCGAAAATACTACCATTGGTAAGCGGAGAGATTTTTCAAAGTTTGAGTTTTAACTTGACAAACCGTTATAAATGTAGTATACAATAGTTATGCGCCGTTAGCTCATCTGGATAGAGCGCGAGACTTCTAATCTTGAGGCAGCAGGTTCGAGTCCTGCACGGCGCACCAGTTTTTAGGAAATAATATGGACGAATTGAATCTTAAACTTGTAGTATCTTCATTTGTGTGGACAAATGTTGGTAGTTCAGACCTTCCATTATGGAAGACAGTGGGTGCAAAAGAATATATCGTCAAGTATTTTACTGGCGAACCTACTTTTGGCATGATCAATGAAGAGCTTGATAAAGTTTCTCACATGTTTGAGGGCGGCGATTCATTTGTTCGTGAAACTGTAGCTGGATTTGAAATTTATTTTGCAGAAGCCCCTACAAATTCTGAAACATTCCAAGCCAATCTAAATGGCGCAATCGATTTTCCTCCTATCGATCTTACCGCAGTGGATGTTACCGAAGAATTGAGTGCTATACTGGCATAAAAATACCGCTTGACATTTCCTCAGAATCTGCTACTATATAATAGTAGATAGAAAAGAGAGAGTGTGATTCGAAAGTATTATAAATATAGGGAACATTATATAGATGGAACTCCTATGTTATCCTTTACACAATTTATCACTGAGGCGACCCACACTGGTGGTATTGCTCATATAGAGCATCCTTCTGATAGATCATTTGATAGTCAAGACGCTGCACACCACGCATTGGAAACTCTGCGTGGTGTTGCACGTGGGAAAACACCATCTACTCGTAAGATAGATGATAGAATGTCTTTCCATGTAATTCGAACACCAGAGGGTAAGATTGGTGTCAAGTATAAGGGCGCTGGTTCTCACTATAACTATTCTGCCGCAGATATTGAAAAGCAACATGGTCATAAACCATATCTTGTCGGCCCTCTGAAAGCACTTCATGCCCATCTAGGCAAAGTTCTTCCGAAAAAGCCGGGTGAATATCAAGGCGGATATATGAGCGAACCTTCTGGAAGATCAGAATACACCTCACACATCTCGCATACTCCAAATACGATTGAATATCGTGCAGATGCTGGTAGCGAAGAAGCAAAGAAGCTAAAGAAATCCAAGGTTAGTGTTACTATACATACGGAGCTAAAGGGGCCAGAAAGAACCGCGCATCCTATCACGGACATGTCGCACTTTCAATCACATCCTGATGTTCACATGGTACAACATCTTGTATCAGACAAAGAGCGTAAACTTCCTTCTACAGTTAAGTCTCAAGCAGAAGAGCATCTGAGTGCGGCAGAAAAGTTGATGAAAAGTCACTCGTATCAGCATCTGCCTGGTCACGAAATACACCTAAGAACATATATCAATAGAACTGTTACAAGCGGTGAAAAACCTTCTGTTGAAGGGTATAGAAAACATTTGCAGACTGCACACCAGAAACTGATAGATGCCGTCAAGACTCCGGCTGCTAAAGAGCGCAAGACTGCTACTATGAATACTCATCTATCTCAAGTAGATGCCAACAAGAAGCACTTCCAAAAATCGTTTCAAATTCACCATCATCTACAACAAGCGACAAATCATCTTGCTAGAGGATTAGATCGTGCCGGTGGTGGTGGGTTCTCGACACATATTAATGGTGCAGCCGCTGGCGGCGAAGGTTATGTCGCTCATGGCCTTAAAGTTGTTGACCGCGAAGGCTTCTCGAAAGCTAACCGAGAGCGTAGTGCAATTCTAAGAGCAAGCAAGGGTAAATAATGGCCGACGTTCATCATCATATCACGCAAGGTAGAATGAACCCAATCACGGTGGGTCATGAAGCTGTTGTAAACCAAGTTCGTAACACGGCTGGTACCCACGGACACACCATCGTTCTTACTGGTACACATGATTCTAAGAAGAATCCTTTGACGCCTGAACAGAAGTTGAAACATGCTAAGAGAGCATTTCCTGGTGCTAACGTTCGTCTTCTAGATAAAGAACATCCCACTCTCCTACACCAGATGTCAAGACTTCATAGCGAAGGTGTTACTCACTTACACTTACACGTTGGTTCGGATAGGGCCCATGAGTTTCATGCCCTTGCGCATAAGTATAATGGCAAAGAAGGACGTCACGGTTATTACAACTTCAAGAAGATTACCATTCATACTGTTGGTAAAGAGCGTTCGGATGCTGATACTGGTGTAGCGGGTGCATCTGGAACCAAGATGCGCCAACATGCCGCCGCTGGTAACGAAAAAGAATTTCATAAGATGGCACCTAGTGCCATGTCCACAAAGCATAAGAGCGAACTCTATAAAGATGTCCGTCGTGGTATGGGCCTTCATGAAGCCTTGTCCTTCAAGAACTTTCTAGGACTCTAAGATGGGTGGACTACTAACATACATCAAAGACATGATGTCAGACGGTGGCAATCCTTCAACTAAACGTTGGGTCGCAGTTGTATCTACTTTGCTCATTGCCATCGGTTACATCGCCAATCTATTCTGGGACTTCACCATTGAAGAGTTTATCTTTAACGGTGTAATGTATATTGTTATCGGTACTCTTGGTATTACGGGTGTAGAAAAGTTTGCACCTAAGAAACCAACTAAGAAGACAGAAGAAGAATAAGGAATTAAATATGTTTGGTATGATCCCTCTCCCATATAAATTATTAGCAGGTGCAGCACTAATTATTGGCGTTTTCTTTTATGGATATATGAAGGGCTCTGCCTACGCCGAAGCAGAACTACAAAGATTTTCTGCTAAGGCAAGCACACAAGTTGCCGAACTTGAGAAAAAGAATGCTGAAATAAGTAACAATGTAGTTACTGAATATGTTGATAGAACAAACACAATTAGAGAGAAAGAATATGTTTACATTGATACCGCTAAAAACATTGTTCCTAGCCAGTCTGTTATGTCTAACGGCTGGGTGTTCACGCACGACTCTAGTGCCACTGCCAGTGATGCCGACCCCACCCGAGCTTCTGATGCGTCCTCCTCAGGAATTACAGACACTACGGCCCTCGTCGGAATCATCACAAACTACTCCAGATGCCAGCAAAACGCCCAGCAATTGATTGCTCTACAGAAGTGGATTGCAGATAACAAAACTGAGGTTGATCGTATCAACTCCGAGAAATCGAAGAAGTAATTGTTATAAATATAGCAAACGTTTAGCTTCTGGAGATACTTTTAATGGCTAATATTATTGAGAAAGCAAAGGCGCGACTGAAAGAGGCTCGTGGTTCTGCATATACATTGTATCACAAATCATATACCGATGCAATCAATCACGCACTATCACACCACCAAAAGTCTGGTCTTAATGTAAGTGACGATGATAGATTTCAGCACGTTGGTGTTGGTTCAAAGAAGCCAAGCGAAGGTAATACCACTTCCGTAAGTATGCCAGCCACTCACACTAGTGGCAAGAAGCACATGGTACATGTCCAAGTATTCAATAAGGGTGGCACACACCCGTATGAATTGAATACCTATTCGAGCGGCATGGGTCGTAATGTCAAAGAAGCCGCTGATAATTATCCAAGAGAAGGTTTTCCTAAAGAAGGCGATTATGGCTATCATTCAAATCCTGGTCTAAAGCCACAAGAGAGCGATAGCGACGAAGATATGGACAAAGCATACAAGGCAGCAAACGGCGAAGAAGCTAAGAAGCCATTGAATGCAAAGACCACTGAAGTATCAAACAAGATAGAAGAGGGGCGCGGCGAAGACTCTAAGGGTCACTACCGCGCAACAGAAGATGGGGCTGGTCTAACTCGCAAGGGTGCCAAGGCCATGGGCATCAAGACGGCTGTTACTACACCTCCTAGCAAACTGGATCCAAAAGGTGAAGCTGCTGGTCGCCGCAAGTCATTCTGCGCCCGCATGGGTGGCATGAAAGGTCCAATGAAGGACGAGAAGGGACGCCCAACTCGTAAGGCTATGTCACTACGCCGCTGGAATTGTAACGAAGAAATCGAACAGATAAACGAGTATGGTATTGACCAAAATGCACACAGCGTTAGTAATGGTTATACGCCGAAAACGCCACCAAAACGTCCGCCGATTGCTAAACCTACGATGCATCCTGCTGCTGAAAAACCAAGAACACCACAGAGCAGTGTTGGGTCTCTCTCGCGAATTCGTGCTGGCATGGCAAAACGTTTAAACAACAGCACTGTCAAAGAAGAACTTGGTAAAGAAGACGAATGGGGTAGCCCAGAACTTCGCAAGAAGTGGGCAGCTATGACACCGGGACAAGAAGGTCTAGCGGCTGATAAGATTCCAGCAATGAATCCATTTTCTGGTGATGCTATCCAAGAACAACAACTCGACGAAATCTCGGCCCTAGGTGCCAAGAAGCGTTCTGAATTTGCTGCCAAACTACGAAAGACACTTGCCGACCCGAAAAAAATCGCGAAGGCCAAGAAAGATATTGCAAAGAAAAAGGCAGTCCAGAGAGCAGAAGAACCTAAGCATCTTGTTATGCAACTTCGTAAAGCCACTTCCATTGGCTCCAAGGTTAAGTTCTATGACGGTGCAGAACACCACGTAGCACCTAATCATGTAGAGAAGTTCAATGACCGCTATCACTCATTGAAGTCTTCAATCGAAAAAGAAAGCCTAGTGAAGAGAGCGCACAAGTCACATGCTGACTTCATGAGAGCTATCTCAGAAGAGACAATGGGTCAGACAATGGGACCTTGCACAGACAATATCTCGCCTGCAAATTATCCTTCGCCGTATCAACTATCACCTCTACCTGGTTTAGAGGACATGAACGCCGACAACGAGGCAAACCAATACACCGAGGCAGACTTGGCTGTAATTGAAGCCGATGTCACCAATGAAATTGAATCTTCTTCATGGCAAGACCTAAGTAAATACTATGATGCCGAAGATTTAGAAGACGAAGACGAAGACGAAGATGAGAATGAAGGCGAACTAGATGAAGCCATCACTCCTCAGGGTCGTCTAAAGAAAAGATTTGCTGCAATGCGCAACAAGACTCGCCGTAATCTTGCAAAGAATATGGCGCTAAAGCGTATTGCTACGCCAGATGTAATTAAGGGCCGCTCAATTCGTGCCGCTCGTAGAATGGTTTACAAGCGCATTCTACGTAACCGCGACCCATCTTCTGTATCAGCCTCTGAAAAGGCACGTATCGAAGCACAAGTAAAGCGTATGGCACCTATGGTATCAAGACTTTCAATCCGCCTACAACAAAGCGAAAGAAAGCGTGACCAGAGCCGCGTGACTAACGCAAGAACAAAGAAGAGATAATATGGATGAGTTGAATACTTCCCTTAAAATTGTAATGGCAAATACATACGCTATGTATTTTAAGGCGCATGGCTTTCACTGGAATGTAGAAGGTAAAGACTTCTCACAGTTTCATGATTTCTTTTCTGATATCTATCAAGAACTATTTGCGGCTGTAGATACCATTGCAGAAGAGATTAGAGCATTGGATGAATATGCTCCATATAATATGACCGAGTTGGCTTCGATTACCACTATCAAAGAATCTAATATCTATGGTGTAGATGTATCTGGTATGTTAGCTGATCTTAATGTCGCAAACGCATCTGTTATTGAGGCTTTAAATTCAGCCCATAAATTAGCAGACGCGGAAAATAATAGGGGCTTATTGAACTTAATCGAAGAGAGATTGGACGTTCATGCTAAACACGGTTGGATGATCCGTGCATCCTCTAAGTGATAAATATAGAGGATAAGGAGATACTAATGTCACTCGAACAAACAATTAAAGACACTGTGATGGCAGAGTCAGTAGATTTGGATATGCGTTTGCAGCAACTAGTCCGTGCTGGACTAATGCCATCGAATACTATTCCTCTGTTGCGCAAAGCTATTACTAAGATACAAGGTGGTTATCCACTTCAAGGCGCCGAGCGCGATGTCATGGCAAACTTCTTAAATTCCATGATGTTCATTGTTCTGGGCGATGATTCTATCTTTAATAAGGCTAGAGTAGGTGCTAAGACTTATGCTACTGAAGCAAAAGAAAAGACAGAGTATGACTACGAAGGTGACATGGCAATGGGTCAACTGAAGTCAATCATTGCCAACTCGCAACGTATGCATGATATGCTTTCCGATGACACCAACATTCCTGAGTGGGTGCAGTCTAAGATTACGTTGGCAGAAGATTATATCTCAACCGCAAGCAACTACATGCAAGGCGAGATGAACGAAGAAAAAATGCCATTCAAAGGTCCATATAAAAAAGCCGGTGAGCGCAAAGACGAGTATGGTAACCCAATAAAGAATGTAGCCCAACATCTTGCTAAGAAAGCAATGAAGGCAGGTGCCAATCTAAAAATGGATCCAGATACAGGAACACCTGACCACTTCACCGCTGCAATGCGCCGTAAAAAAGGTTTGCCAGAAGATGTCGAACTTGAAGAGAAGCGCGGTCTATGGGATAACATTCATGCCAAGCGTAAGAGAATTAAAGCTGGGTCAGGTGAGCGTATGCGCAAGCCAGGTTCAGAGGGTGCACCTAGTGCCGCAGACTTGAAAAATTCTCGCACTGAGGAAGTCGAACTTGATGAAGCAACATATTTTGTTCACACCGCTAATAATGCACATCATGTCAACGAAAAAATTCCCACTGGGAAAAAAGATGCGATGGGACAGGCATTGATGACATCAAAGGTGGTCAAGTCGTTTCCTTATGGAGACACCCAATCAAAGCAAACATCTCCTGACCAGCACAAGGCTGCAAATGCTCATGCCAAAAAACTGAATGCTGGTATGAAAGAAGAAGTAGAAACAATCGATGAACTTTCAAAGGGTAAACTCCAATCTTATATGGATAAGGCAAAGACTAAACCGGGTGAAGTCGTTGCAAATGTTAATGACCCGAATAGTATGAAAAAATATGGAAACCGTATAAATGGCCGCATTCGTGCTGGGCGCAAACTTCTTGCAAAAGAATCTCGTCGCGGCGAAGCACTGGCTGATATCGCTGCCATCACACAGATGAATGAGTCTTATAAGACCACATTTGATGCAGCACTTACACAGTATGGTATCAAGTCTCCCTCGGAACTTGATGAAGAAAAACGCAAACAATTTTTTAACTTTGTAGATCAAGAATATAAAAAGGGAGACAACTAATGTCCGCATGGGGTAAAGCAGATAATAAATCAGTGTCAGGTACAGTAACTCTTACTGCACCTGCTATCACATTCAATGGTGCAACAGGGCATGCCGCTGGAGTATATACTTCTGCCGCACATCCATTCCAACTGGGTGATCCTGTTGCATATGCAAACGGTGGAGGAACCTCTGTTGTAGGTCTGACATCTGGCAGCACATACTACGTAACTAATGTTACTACAAATACTTTCATGGTCGCTGCTTCAGAAGCAGACGCACTTCACAATAATCCAACAGTAATCGCCTCGACAGATGGTTCAGGTGCTTCACACACTTTCACACTAAGTCTAGATTACGGTCGCGGAACTCTAACAGGTACAGACACCTTGTTCGTGACGGATCTTCTTCTTGTTAATGATATCGTTCGTGTTGGTACTCAGGAAATGATTGTAATCGCCGTTGCTAGTGAAACAGTGGCGACTGTTATCAATGCAAATCCAGGAACAACTCTGACTACATTCTCTGGTCAAACATATAGAGCCCACGAAAAACCAACTTTCGTTGCCTCTGTTGGATCAACTGACTTTGAATCGACACAAGTTTTTGGTGTAAGAAGCACTGAAATTCACGGCGACCAAGCAGGTGGATATGTTTCGGCTGTTTCTTTGATCCAAGGTGGCACACGTTACCTCGAAGTTCCTGCCGTAGGATTCTCTGGTGGTGGTGGTTCTTCTGCTGCTGCAACTGCAACTATTGCTGCTGGTTCTGTTACTGCAATCGCTGTAACAAATAACGGTTCTTCATATGAAACTGCTCCTACTGTAAATCTTTCAGTTCCACGCAGAACTATTCCTACAACTGGCGTTAATACTACAACAGAAGCCATCACTTATGCCAATCACGGATTAACTGCTGGCGAAGAAATCAAGTATTATCATAATGGTGGTACTGAACTTGCTGGTCTGACAAACGGAACATCTTACTATCCAGGACAAGTAAATTCAAGTGCTTTCATCCTGTATAACACTGCCGCTCGTGGTGCGAATGCTGTTGCTAATATGACAATTGCTACTACTGGTGTTAACACAACTACTAATGTTTTCACTTCAACTGCTCACGGACTAGTTAATGGTGCAGAACTTAACTACAACAACCAAGGTGGTACTACAATCACTGGTCTTACTTCGGGCACTGATTACTTTGTTGTCAATAAGACTACCGATACTTTCCAACTAGCATTGACTTCGGGTGGCGCTGCTATCGACATTAGTGGCACAGGTAACAACTCGCAGACATTCATATCGACTGGTCGACTTAATCTAACAGGCACTGGAAACAATGCTCAGTATTTCGATCTTATGACAGCGACAACTGCTACTGCTCGTGCAGCACTCGGTGTGAACCAAGGTGTTGACAATGCTGAATCTGGTGCTGTTGCACACACTGGTTGGGTCAAGCGTAAGGTTCTAACTGGTGCACACGCTGGTCGTATCCAGTATGAAGTTCTGGTTGCACTTTCAAAGAACGGCATCTCCAGTGATGCTGCTGATGACATTGAGTTCCCAGAGGATTAATAACTAATGGCAGACAGTAAAGTAACCGCGATGAATCCAGCAACCGAAGCGAATTCGGCTGATGTGCTTTATCTAGTGAAACCAAATACAAGTCCATATGATCATAAGATTACTATTGCTAATCTGTTCGGGGGCATTCCTGTTCCCGTAGTTTTAGAAGAGAAATTAGTATTGGGTGGCACTCCACAGACTTTATCGTCTAGGGGTGCCATTTCAATCACATCTTCGGTAACAAAGATTACATCACCCGATGCAAATGGTGAACTAACAATTGCTGACGGTATTCAAGGTCAGATTAAGACGATTATCATGGTATCAAATTCGGGTAGTCGCACATTATCAATTACGAATAATATTGGCCATTCTAGCATTGTCTTTAATGGCGCAGGAGATACCGCTACTTTAATGTTCCAAGGAACACTGTGGTATTTCATTGGGGGAACGGCGACAGTAACATAATATGCTTGAACTAAATGATGACAATTTTTTGATCTTTGCTATTAAGAGTTATGACAATCGAGGTTGCCTTGGTATGTCTGACCTTGAAGAAGATTTAAAACGATTTAAGTATATCAAACGATTATTTCGTAGATATGTAACAACAGATGTATTAAGTGAAAGATTGATACTCAATCACTTAATAGTTTTGTATAACGTATTTGGTAATGAAACCACTTTGATGCTTTTATATAAATTAGAAAATAAGTATTGGTCATACCTGAAAACATTTCTAGTTTATCTAAATAGAATGACTGTAGATGATATACCAGAAATACCTTTAGATTTAAACATAGCGAGAACTTTAAGGAATATTGATGGCTAAGTTGATCGATAATGCTATTGCACTGCGCGTCTTATGGATGCTCACTACTCCGTTTGAAAGAACGGACGCATACCGCTTAGGCATTATCGACAAGAAGGGTAAAGAAATCACACCAATTTCAAAACTAAATACAGATGTTGAGAGAGAAGCATATACTTATCTCCATCGTTTAGTTTTTAGATTGAAAAGAATTATTCATATGGTGCCAGTAGAAAGTAAGAACTTTCTTTCTTTTGCCGCTGCGGTTGCATTGGTAAAAGAAGGTGTAGAATATGATGACGATATTTTAGAGGAACTATTCTACATGGCACATGAAGACCCAGAAGTTATTGCTCTAGCAGAAGAGCTGGAGAATAAGACGCTATCATTTAAACAGTTTGTGACAGAGATGGGTGTTGCAGGTGGCGCCGTAGCTGGTATTGGTATCAACAATCCAAATATTCCAAATCAGGCAGAACCAGGCGTCTCTAAGAAAGCCCAAAAGAATTATAAAAATAAGAAGAAAATTATAAGAAGGAATGCACAATGAGTTTGTTAAATTTTTTCTCGGTGGGTAAAGAAATTGATACCCTCCAAGAACTAGAAATCGAGAAGGGTAAGATCCAACTTACCATCATGAAGATGGCCGCGGCTATTCTTGGCATCATTATGATGTCTGTTGTTGTGACCATGATGATCGGTCTGTTCGTTCCTAACGAGGTGGTTGACAACAACGAAATCTTTAAGATCATTGGACCCGCATTCTCTACCATTGTCGGTGCTTTTGTCGGTGCTTTTGCTACGATGATGGGCATGAAGACTTCTGAATTTGACCCTAACGTCAAAGTTCAAGAGCTAGGTAAGACTGACCACAAAGCACTAGCAGAGGCGCATGTTACTAATGCCCAAGCGGAATCAATTGAAGCTGACACAGAAATTAAACTGATGGCAGCAATTGATAAGTATAAAGATTCAGACGAAGACCACGGACCATTCTAATGACACAACTAACAGAACATTTTGCATTGTCAGAAATGACAGTATCGCCTACTGCCAAACGCCTAGGCATCCCTAACACACCAACAGCCGAGCATATTGAAAACATGCGTTACTGTTGCGAGAAGATTCTTGAGCCAGTAAGAGCGAAGTTTGGTCCAGTAACAATCAACTCCTCTTACCGCGCGCCCCTTGTCAACAAGGCAGTAGGTGGTTCGAAGACTTCTCAACACGTTAACGGTCAAGCAATTGACTTCGAAGTCAAGGGTGTAGACAACAAGAAGGTTGCTGACTGGGTTGCTGATAACCTAGAGTTTGACCAGGTTATCCTTGAGTTCTATGCTGCTGGTGATAAGAATTCTGGCTGGGTTCATGCATCGATTAAGAAAGAAGGCGGTAATCGTAAACAACGTTTGATTGCCACTAAGTCTAAGGCTGGTGGTACAAAGTATACACCTGTTGCTGACTTTGACCCATCGACTACCAGAGAAGCGGGTGCGCCTGTTGTTCAAGCAGTAGCGCAAGTTGCTAAGGCCGCCGTTCAAGCAACATCAACTGCTGGTCTTGGACCAATGGCTGCACTTCAAGCGAAGTGCGGTATTCCAGCTGACGGTAAGTGGGGCCCTGGTACATTCAAGGGTGCAAAAGAACACTTCAAACTATCAACTGCACAGGCTGCGCACTTCTTCGGACAATGCGCTCATGAGTCGGGTGGATTTAAGGTGTTCTCAGAAAATCTAAACTACTCTGACAAGGGCCTCAACGGCATCTTCAAGAAGTATTTTCCAACCATCGCCTCGACTGCTGGGTATGCTCGTAAGCCAGAAAAGATTGCAAACAAAGTGTATGCTAATCGTATGGGCAATGGGCCAGAGTCATCGGGTGACGGATATAAGTTCCGTGGTCGTGGTCCAATCCAGTTAACTGGTAAAGATAACTACACTGCATTCTCTCAATCAATCAAGCGCCCAGATGTCCTGACAAACCCAGACATCGTAGCAACAGAACTTGCCTTCGAATCCGCGCTTTGGTTCTTCAATAAGAATGGTCTATTCGCAATCGCGGATAAGGGTGTTACCGATGCAGTTATTGGTCAGATTACTCGTAGAGTAAATGGTGGAACGCATGGTCTAGATGACCGTATCAAGAAAACAAAACAATTCGCAAACTGGGGATAAACCATGGAAAAGATTAAAGCACTACTAAAGAAGTTGTTTGGTCTCGTAGACACAAACAAAGATGGTAAAATTTCTATCGCTGAAGCCGCAACTGCGGCTGAGACGGTACAAACTGAAGTGAAAAAAGTAAAAGCAAAAGTCAAAGCAGCAACGAAAAAATAAATGGAATCGTTGGAAACCAAAGTCGCGGTAATCGAACATGACCTGAAGCAAATTCAGGTTGTGTTCGGTCGCCTTGACCTAGCAATCGAAAAGATTGGTGATGTTTCCAACTGCATCAATAAGATGCTTGCCGTGCATGATACTAAACTCGAGGCACAAGAAAATGTCAACGAAGATATCTACCAGAGTTTAGAGGTGCATAGACAAGAAACCAAAGCAAGTAACGCCGAGTTGCATTCGCGTATCACAACAACCACTCGGGAACTTGAAGCAAAAATTCAGTCTACCGAAGACAAGATGCTTGCTGCTATCAAAGACCTCAAGGGTTCAGTTGATAAAGAAGAAGAAAAACATAAAAATCGTATTGACAAATTGGAAAGAACCAAGTATATTATGATAGGTGGTGGCATTGTTATCGGTGCTATCATCACAAAAATATTACCGATGGTGATGAAGTTCTTCTAAAAGGGTTGACTTACACCATATAAAGGTGTATAGTGAATCTATGAGTGCATATATTGATATTCAGTTTCTCCATGCCATTTCGTATCGCCTGGAGAACTTCAAGAAAAAATCTAACGATCTTTGGAACTGCAGGTGTCCCATCTGCGGTGACTCCTCGCGTAACAAAAGAAAATCTCGCGGCTATTTCTTCTTAGGAAAGAATGACCTAAACTATAAGTGTCACAACTGTGGCGTATCTATGGGCTTCGGCAACTTTCTAAAGCAGTTTGATGACAATCAATATAGGCAGTATGTCATACAACGCTATGCAGATACAGCCAAAGTTGGACCTGCTAAGTCTCACAAGAAAATTCAAGACGTTCTAGATTTTTCTGAACCAGTCTTTAACAAGAAGCCAGACCCAAAATTGATCGACCAGATTATGGATCGACTTGACACACTACCAGATGATCATGAGGTAATCCAATATGTTACTGACCGCAAAATCCCTCGCGATGCTTTTAGTCGGCTGTATTTCATTCCTAATGTTAAAGACATCATACAACTTAATTCCAAATACAAAGAGTCCATCATCACAACCGAGCCGAGGCTTGCGATTCCTTTTTTTGATGGCTCTGGTAAACTCTTGGTTGTTAGCCTTCGCGGAATCCGAGGCGAGTCGTTACGTTATATTAATGTTAAGGTAGATGAAGATGCGCCATCCATTTTCGGTCTGGATAAGGTCGATCCTACAAAAGAAATACTCGTCGTCGAAGGGCCCCTTGACTCCCTTTTTCTGGATAATTCTATCGCTTGTGCTGGAACGTCATTCGGAAAAATCGACCAACTCCCGATACAAAAAGAAAAAATAACAATTATTTTTGACAATCAACCTAAAAACCGAGAAGTCGGTAAGTTGATGAATAAGTATATAGATATGAGTTATAAGATGGTAATCTGGCCAGACAGTGTTCCCGGTAAAGATATCAATGAGATGATTGAAAATGGATTGACACCCGATGAAATTCATGCTATTATAAATGATAATACGTTTCAAGGACTAGCAGCAAAGGCAAGATATGCCATGTGGAGAAAGATATGAGCGAATTGGTCGCTAATGAATATGGCGTAGAAATCCGTCATACCAGAATTACAAAGCTACGTATTCATCGAACAGACGATATGTGGTTGGTCGAATACCGCCGAGAGCCTCGCTGGTTTCTAGGTCTAGACCGTTGGTGGTGGTTCGATGATGGTAGATATGCAGATTATGCCGACGCAACTGACCGTGTAGACCATCTATTGGGTGTTGGTTTCGTAAGTAAGGCACAGTTCCAAGCAGTGAAGGAATTTGAAGTTGAGTGAAGTGAATTTAATTGGCATTACAAAGCCAAGTGCCTACACAGAATGTAATACTGCCAATGAACTTGTTGCGTGGGCAGCAAGAGTATCTAATCCGTCAAATCAAAACAATACAGCAACAGCACCTAAGTTGGTTCAATATCTTATCAAGAACCAACACTGGTCACCATTGGAGATGGTACATGTATCAATGGAAATTAAAACAACTCGTGACATCGCTCGGCAAATTCTTCGCCATCGATCCTTTTCGTTCCAAGAATTTTCGCAGAGATATGCAGACCCGACTAAAAGCCTTGAATTTGTCACTAGAGAAGCACGACTACAGGACGCCAATAACCGACAAAACTCGGTGGAATTGGGATCCGGAAACAATGAATTGGCCGAACAATGGGCAATGAGACAGGTAAACGCCACTGATGCCGCTTTAGATGCTTATGAGTGGGCAATTGAGAATGGTATTGCCAAAGAACAGGCCCGCGCCGTTCTACCTGAAGGTAATACAGAGTCCATCATTATCATGGCAGGTTCGCTACGTTCGTGGGTTCACTACTGCCAACTTCGTATGGACAAAGCCACACAGAAAGAACACCGCATCGTAGCAGAACAGTGCTGGGAGATTATTGGTCAACACTTTCCCGATGTAATCAAGGCACTAGATGACATGGCGGCATGGGCAGAGTTCGAAAGAAAACTACCTTGACCAAAAAGCCAGGAACCTTTGAAAAACGGCAAGTGACATTTTTTTCTCGCCAAATTTTTAACTCAAAAAAGTCGGGAATATAAATGAAAGTTCTAGTTACCGGTGCAACTGGCTATATTGGTAGCCATCTCGTCAAAAAGTTGGCAGAAGGTGGACATCACGTTTACGCCACCGATTTCAATTTGCAACAGAATGAAATTTCCAAGTATATTGAGGGTAAGGTAATTCCTTGGGATATCAGAATTGCCACTTTTGCCGGGGACTATGATGCTGTTGTTCATCTAGCGGCATTGACGATGGTATCAAAATCCGTTACAATGCCAATTCCTTATTATAAGACAAACCTTTTAGGTACTCAAAACGTCCTAGATTCAACCAGAACAGGTAATTTTGTTTACTGTAGCACAGGCTCTGCATTTAATCCTGGAAGTAGTCCATACGCTGGAAGTAAACGAGCAGGTGAAGACTTAGTTACATTACTTCCGTCTTATAGTATTGCTAGATTTTATAATGTCAGTGGTAACGACGGATTCGACAAGTTCGATGACAGTCACTATCATTTAATTCGTAAATTGGCCGCAGTTGCTAATGGTTTGTATCCAGAAGTTGGGATCTTCGGTACTGATTACGATACTAGAGACGGAACTACTATTCGAAATTATACGCATATTACAGATATTGTGGATTCTCTTTACAGAATAGTAGAAAATGGTGCAACAAATAATGTAGAATGTCTAGGAAGCACAACAGGAAGTTCTGTGTTAGAAGTTGTGTCTGCTATGGAAAATGTCATTGACAAACCCATCAAAAAAGTGTATTGTGATAGAAGACCTGGAGAAGTTGTAGTTTCTGTTCTACCAGAAGTGAGCAAGTTTTTCACTGAAACTAAATCTTTAGAAGATATTTGTAAATCAGCTTTGGAGTATTAAAATGGTGGATACAGTTACCGTGCAGTATGATGCAGTTTCAGATGAACATTATATTGCCTGGGATGGACTTGAGAAAGAAACTGGGTGGAAGCCCGGTGATACAATAATTTGGATAGAAAATGAAGATGGGAGTTATACATTGAGCAAGAAGAATAATAATTATCAGAATGATGTTGAACAGTTTATGGTCGCAGCCGACCAGTATATTGGTGCAACTCCACATCTTAATGAAAATAATGAGGCTCAAGCCAAGCTATATATTAATCTAATTGATGAGGAATTCCGTGAACTTTGTGACGGATTTCTTCGTCGCCACATCGGTGACGTTGCAGATGGCGGTGCAGATTTAGTCTGGGTCGTTAAGGGTTTGTTTGCCACACTAGGTATCAACTTTGATGCCGTGTGGGAAGAAGTTCGTGCGTCGAATATGAGCAAGGTTTCCGAGAGTGGAAAGATTAAGAAGCGGGCAGACGGTAAGATTCTGAAACCAGAAACTTACTTTAAACCAGACATCGAAAAGGTGTTAAAGGAACAGGGACTATAAATGGCAAGAGAGAATTATCTGGATATTGAAATTGACTTATCACGGGACTCCCTGTTTGACAAACTAGGTATTCAGCGACTTCAAGAATCATATATGAAGGACGAGGAAACGTCTCCTCAACATCGATTCGCTTTTGTTTCAAAGACGTTCGGTTCTAATCCTGAACATGCGCAGCGTCTATACGAATATGCATCAAAGCACTGGTTGTCATATGCAACTCCCATTCTTTCGTTTGGTCGTTCCAAGCGCGGAATGCCAATCAGTTGTTTTCTAAACTTCATTGATGATACTGCGGAGGGTCTAGTTGAAAATCTTTCAGAAACTAACTGGTTGTCTATGCTTGGTGGCGGCGTTGGTATTGGTTTCGGTATTCGTGCCGCAGATGATAAGTCTACTGGCGTTATGCCTCACCTTCGCACTTATGATGCTTCTTCTATGGCTTACCGTCAAGGTCGCACTCGTCGTGGTTCTTATGCTGCTTATCTGGATATTTCTCACCCTGATGTTGGGCTTTTTCTAGAGATGAGAAAACCTACGGGTGACCCGAATATGCGGGCGCTCAACTTGCACCACGGAATCAATATCACCGACGATTTTATGCAAATCATCGAACGTTGTATGGCAGATGATGATACCGATGATAGCTGGAATCTGACTGATCCGAAATCTGGTGAAATCCGTGATACTGTTTCTGCTAAGGAACTTTGGCAGAAGATTCTAGAACTACGCATGATGACTGGTGAACCTTATATTCACTTTATCGATGCCTCGAACCGTGCGTTGCCAGATTTTCAGAAGGCATTAGGGCTAAAGATACACCAGTCCAATCTTTGCTCTGAAATCATTCTTCCTACCAATAGAAAACGCACGGCTGTTTGCTGCTTGTCTTCTGTCAATCTAGAATATTATGATGCATGGTCGAAAGATCCGTTGTTCCTCAAGGACATGGCAGAAATGTTAGACAACGTTCTACAGTATTTTATTGACAACGCTCCTAAGCAAGTTGCCAGAGCAATCTACTCTGCCAAGCGCGAACGTTCAATTGGTATCGGCGCATTAGGATTCCATGCATATCTACAACGTAAGAAAATTGCGTGGGAATCGGCTGT